ACGATTTTCGGCGCACGCGCGATCGCGCGATCGTGGCGGGCCTTCAATTCGCGCGTGGCTTTCGCCACCGTCTTGTCATCGGTCGCCGCGGGAGTGGGTTTGACTTTGGCTGGCATTTTGGCTGCTCTCCGTAGGATGTCGAGTTCATCGCGCGGCATCAGAATCATGCCGGCGCGATCCAATAGTTGCTCCGCCCAGGTCACCATGGGCGAGGTGTCGATACCGGCAGAGCGCGCCTCGGCGAGCGCGGCAGGCAGCGCCGGCACGCCGACCTGGCTGATCTCGAGAAGATCGACCTTCTTGAAATCGACGCCGCCCGGACGATCTTTATCGCGCGAGAAGCTCCACGTGATCGGCTGCCAGGAGGTCGACACCGCGTTCAAGTAGCGCGCCTTGACCATGCGGTAGCACATATCTGCGAACGGATTCAAATCCGCATCCGCGTATTCGACCGTGCCCTTGAGTTTCCCTTCGACATCGCCGATCTGAATGACGCGCCCGATCGGAAGCTGGCTGTCATCGTGAAACCAGAGGAACACGGGATTCTTCGCGAAGTTATCGAGTTGCCAGGCATCGGCCGCGACGGTGTGCATGTCGCGGCCCACGGCACTGGTCGAGAAGGTGTAGGTCACCGTGCGGCCACTGGCGCCTATTTCTGGCTCGAGGAGCGAGCTCATCGAGATCGTCTGGCCATCGCGCTGCTGCTCGGGGAGTTTGATGAACTCCTCGACGGTGAGTAGGCGGCGCATGGGGGCTAGCTCGGGATGAAGCGCACGCTGCGCGTTACGGCTGGCACGAGATTCTTCTCGTCACGATGGCTCGTCACCTCGGCGTTGACGCGGCAGTAGCGCATTCCTGGATTCGGCGCCGGCGGCAGGCCTTCGCCCTCGATCAGGCGCGTGACCGTGCCGTGGGCTAGATCATCGCTGTCGAGAATGGCGGTCTGCACCTTGACGGTGTCGTCGAAAAAATGCTTTGCGATGACATCCAGCGATACCTTCAGAAGTGCTCGGTTCGTCATATCTTTGCCAGTCCCTTATTGGGCGGCCGTCCTGCGCCTTCGCCTTTGTCACCCGTCTGATCGCTGCCGGGGCCTGATGGATTCGCTGGATTCGTATCGTCTGGCACCGTCGGGTCATCCGGATCCGGCATGCCAGCGAATACATCCGAGTCGATCGGCGCCGTATTCACCGGACGGAACACTGTGTCGCCACCAGCGACTGGATCCATGCCTTCGTTGGCGCGCACCTCATTCACCTTGATCCAGCCCGTGCCGCCCGTGGCCACGCGGTTCGCGGCGTAGCGCGTCGCGATGTCCGCCCGCAGCAGTCGATCGACGTCGAGCTCGACGAACATCTCCGTCGGATCCATACCGAACGTGAACGGGATGCGCTGTTCCCACATCTCAATCCAGGTAGAGAGCGTGTAGTTCAAATATTCCTGCGCTTGCTGCGTGATGCTGTTGCCGGCGGCGCGTTCGACGATGTCCAGCATATGCAGCGGCATGCGGTAAAAGCGCGCGATCTCCGCGACCTGAAACTGCCGCGAGGCGATGAACTCCATGTCCTGCATCGTCATCGACAGCGCCTGCCATTTCAGGCCCTGCTCCAAGATAGCGGTCTTGCCCGCGTTGAACAGCCCGGAGTTGAGCGTCTTCCAGTCATCGGCCAGGCGCTTGGCGGCCTCTGGTGTCAACTTCTGCTCGGTCGTCAGGATGCCGGAAGGCTTCGCGCTATTGCCGGCCCAGCGCGAAGCCAACTGCTCCTGCGCGATCGCCAGTCCGATCGCCTCGCGCGCCATGCTGATCGGCGAGAGCCCGAGAAGGCCGTTCATCGTCAATGCCTTCAAGTGAAGGATGTCATCCGAGTGGATGAGCAGTGGCTCTCCACGCAGCACCGACATTTCATGAAGACCTGAGCGCGTCACCATGTAAAACAGTTGACCGTCCGCCGCTTCCCAGAGCGCCACCCGATCCGGATTGATCGGCACCAGCATACGGGGCACACCGCGCCCGTCGCGCAGGATCACGGCATAGCCGTTGCCGCGCAGGAGCACACTCGCCTGCATCATCCCGCAGAATTCGAACCAGGTGAGCCACGGCGCCGGCTGATTCAAGAGCGGCGTCAAATAATGATCGGTGGCCTTCTGGCGCTTGCCCTTGCGCTCGCCGCGGAAAATTGACGCGCCCAACTTCGCAAGATCGTAGCTGATCATCGAGACGCAGGATAACACCACCCCGACCTGCATCGCGGAGGCCTGGTTCACCATCACGCCGGCGGAGGTCGGCGTCGACCAGCCCCAGTCGCCCCAGTTCATCGCATCCGTGGTCGAATCGCTGGTGCGCGCTATCTTGGCGCCCAAGCCGCGCGCGATGCTCGTGACGAGGCCCATCAGCGCACGACCTTGACGAGCGGATGGCGCGCAAGCCAATGCACGGCCGGAACCCAGCCCAGATAGCAAGCTATCTTCAGCGCCGCGAGCCACCACGGGTGCAGTCGCACGGTCAGTGTGCAGAGATCCAATGCCATCAGCCGCCGCCTCGTGCCCGCAAGATCGTCCCGGCGATCAAGAGAACCCCCGCGGTGATCGCGCCCGCCGGCGGGAAGATCTGATAGGCACCGTAGGCGACGAGCGCGGCGCCGCCGAGCAGCGATCCAGTTTCCACCACTGACTCTAACGCCGGTCCTAGGGAGCGGATCGCCGTACCAATTCGTCTAGCGATCACCATGCCACTCCTCCGGGATTGAAATTTCAAATGACCAGGAGGCCGCGATGCTCGTACACCGATGAGCCGTCAGCTGGCGCCATGTCGGCCGCGCCCACCGCCATGGTGAGCGCAACCAAGGCATCGATGCGATTCACCGCGCGGCGCTTCGAGAACCACCGGTTGTCGAATGGATCGTGCTCGACCGCGGCAGACATCATGGCCGAGATCAGCACCGGGCTTCGTCGAATGCGGATCCGTTTCTCCAGGATCAAAGTCTCAAGCGCGAGCACGGAACCGGGCATCCAGAGTCCCTGCGGCGGCTCCTTGCCGGAATGCTTCGCATCCTCGATCTGCTCCGGGGTCGGCTTCGCGCGTCGCACACCGCCTTGCGGATGCTCGGCCTGCGGCAGGGTGAGGCCCTGGGCGTCGAGTTCCTCCTCGAGCTTGCGGTACGCATAGCGGTCATACGCCAGCAGCTTGATCACATATTCCGCATTGATCTCGGCGATACGCGCGGCGACGAAGTCCAAGCGAATGTTGCGACCATCGACCGCATTGAGCCATCCGCCTTTCGCCCAGACCTCGTAGGGCGCCTGATCGCGCAAGGATCGCTCGACGAGCGTGTCCTTGGGAGTCCATGCCTCTACCCAGGCATCGAAGGTCGGCAGCTCGACGGTGATATCGCCCTCTGGGCCGCTGCGCGTCACCTGTTTGGTGCCGGTCTGCACGCATAATCCGAGGGCAGTCAAGTCCTGCGAGCCTGAGAGATCGGCGCCGGCGTAGATATCCTTGCCGACATGCTCGCGCGGATCGAACTCCACGAGCACGTCTTCGAGCGCTTGTCGCCCCATCCAGGCCTGATCCGCATCCGTCCACACACAGAAATGCAGCCGCAGAATTCCGTTCAACTTGCCGGGAATCGTCTTGGCCTGGCGCACCACACTCGCCAGATAGTCCTTCTTGACCGTTACACCGAGCAGCGGATTGGCCTTCACCCAGCAGCTCGGATCCTCGAGCGCATCGTCGTCCTTGTCGATCGCGCAAATGTAAGAGAACGCCTCATCGTCGATCACCTCGCCGACGTAGGTCGAATTCTCATCCGGCGTCATCGTCCCAGCGGCGACGCGCACGCCGTGCAGATGCTCCTCCCAGCACACGGTGTTGCGGTCGGATCCGGAATTAGTCGCCATGACGAGTAGCGGCTGTTCGCGCCATTTGAAACCGCGCTCGAGGAGCTCGATCGTGCTGCCGTCGCGATGCTCGTGCACCTCATCGCACAATGCGCAGGAGGGGCGCGGACCGGACTGCCCGTCATCTCTCGATATCGGCCGGAAGAATGAGCCGGTTGTCAGGTCCGCGAGACTCCAGACCGGATTGCCGCCCGACTTTCGTAGCCGAGCCGCGAGGCGCGGCGACTGATCGACCATGGCGACCGCATCGCGAAAGAGCACCATCGCCTGGTCTTTTTTCGAACCCGCGGCGTAGATCTCGGCGCGCGGCTCGTCATCCGCCAGCATGCAATACAGGCCTATGCCGGCGAGGAGCGGTGACTTGCCAGTGCCCTTGGCTTCCTCGAGATAGCCGCGACGAAATCGCCTGAAGCCATCCGCGCGCTTCCAACCAAACAATGAGCCGACGATGAACTGCTGCGATGGATCCAAATAGAACGGCAGCCCCTCGAACTGTCCACCATTCAGGCACAGCTCGTCCGGAAAAAATTCGAGCGTGCGCAGCGCCGCCTTAATATCCCATTTAAGTCCGCGCGCCGGCCCGAACTTGCGATCATCCAGATGCCGCCGGCAGGCGTTGCGAACGTGCGGCCCGGCGATG